AAAGACACGTTGAAGATTGAAAGTTCCTGCATTTAAAGATGCGCGCACCATTATAGGCAAAGAGCAAGATGCGGGTCATCAAGCGCACCGGTGGCAGCGAAGACGTGTCGTTCGACAAGGTGCTACGACGCATCAAGCTCTTTTGCCACGACCTGGTGCATGTGGACCCGCACGAAATCGCNCAAAAAGTGTGCAGCCGCATTTACGACGGCGTCAAGACGAGCGAGCTCGATGAGCTNGCCGCGCAAATGTGCTTCTCGATGAGCACGGAGCACCCGGACTTTGCAACCCTAGCGGCGCGCATTATCATCAGCAACCACCACAAAAACACGTCGCCTTCGTTCAGCGAGACGATTGCGACTCTATATAACAACAAAGACATCCACGAGCATCCCGCGCCCCTCGTGAGCGATGAGCTAAACGCGATTGTTGCCGCGCACAAGGAAAAAATCAACGACGTCATTGATTACGAGCGCGACTACGGCTTCGACTACTTTGGCTTCAAGACGCTCGAGCGCTCTTACCTGCAAAAGGCCGGTGGCAAGGCCGTTGAGCGCCCGCAACACATGTGGATGCGCGTGGCCCTTGGCATCTGGGGTTGGGACATCAAGAGCGCCATGATTTGCTACGACCTCATGTCGCAACGCCTGTACACGCACGCGACGCCGACGCTATTCAATGCGGGTACGCGGATGCCCGCGATGTCCTCGTGCTTTTTGCTGGGGATGCACGATAGCCTGCAAGGCATCTACAAGACCATTGCGGACTCGGCCATGATTTCCAAGGGCGCGGGCGGCATCGGCACGCACATTCACCACATTCGCGCGCGCGGCAGCTACATCCGCGGCACCAATGGCCAGAGCTCGGGTCTCGTGCCCATGCTCCGCGTGTACAACGCCACAATGCGTCACGCAAACCAAGCGGGCCGTCGCCTTGGTAGCGCTGCAATGTACTTGGAGCCGTGGCACGCGGACGTCTTTGACTTTGTGTCACTGAGGCGCAACACGGGCAGCGAGGAAGACCGCTGCCGGGACCTGTTCCTCGCGCTCTGGGTGCCCGACTTGTTCATGGAGCGCGTCCAAGCAAACGGCACGTGGTCTCTGATGTGCCCCGACGAGTGCCCCGGTCTCTCGGACGTCTACGGCCCTGCGTTCAAAGAGCTCTACGAGAAGTACGAGAGGGACGGTCGCGCGCGCAAGACGGTCAAGGCGCAAGAGCTGTGGAGCGAAATCCTGAAGAGCCAAATCGAGACGGGTACGCCGTACATTTTGTACAAGGACGCGTGCCAGAAGAGCAACCAGAAGAACCTGGGTGTGATTAAGAGCTCAAATTTGTGCTCGGAGATCCTAATTTACTCTGACGAGAACGAGTACGGCGTTTGCAACCTCGCATCCATCGTGCTACCCTCGTTCATCAAAAACAAAGATACTGCCGAGGTTGCTTATGACTACGAGAAGCTACACGATGTCGTGAAGTTTGCCACGCGCTCGATGGACCGTGTCATTGACCGTAATCACTACCCGGTGCCCGAGACTCGGCGCTCCAACATGCGCCACCGCCCGATTGGCATTGGGATTCAGGGGCTCGCTGACGTCTTCATTCAGCTGCGCCTGCCGTTTGAGAGCGCAGAGGCACTCGAGGTGAATCGCCTGATTTCCGAGACGATGTACCATGCCGCGCTCGAGGCTAGCAACGAGATTGCGAAAGAGCGCGGCGAGGCTATTACGCGCCTGTCGTACTTGCGCGAAACCGAGACAATTGGCGGCATTCTGCGTGAGGACATCGCGGCCGAGATGCGCGCGCTAGAGAAAGACTTTAGCGTCACTGATGGCGAGCGCGAACATGGCGACACGTACCCGCAATGGCGCGGTGCCTACAGCACTTTCGGCACGTCCCCGACTGCATCCGGCATCCTGCAGTACGACATGCACAACGTGGCNCCCACGCCCAATCGTTATGATTGGACTGCGCTGAAAGACGCAATTATGAAAGACGGGCTACGTCATTCGCTGCTCATTGCGCTCATGCCGACTGCGAGCACGAGCCAAGTCATGGGTTCGACGGAGAGCTTCGAGGCGATAACGAGCAACATCTTCCAGCGCCGCACGCTTGCGGGTGAGTTTGTGGTCATTAACAGGTTTTTGGTGAAGGACCTCGTCGGCCTCGGGCTGTGGAATCGCGCGCTCAAGGACCAGATTATCATGGCCGACGGCAGCATTCAAGGCATCGCGAGCATCCCGGACGACATCAAGGCCCTTTACAAGACTGTGTGGGAAATCAAGCAACGTGCCACCATCGACCAGGCTGCCGCGCGCCAACCGTTCGTGTGCCAAACGCAGAGCATGAATCTGTACTCGCCCGACTCGGACATCAGTAAGATGACAAACATGCACTTTTACGGATGGAAGAGCGGCCTCAAGACGGGCTGCTACTACCTGCGCTCGAAGCCGCGGGCCAAGGTTGCCAGCTTTTCGCTGGACCCGAGCGTCGGGAACGCAAACCGCATGGCCCCCGCTCCCGTAAAAGATGCTGCCAGCGCTGAAGAAGACGAGGCCGCCGCATGCCGCCGTGACAATCCCGAGGGGTGTCTGATGTGCAGCGCTTAGCCTTAGCCTTAGCCTTAGCCTCTGCCTATAGTAACAAGCAACTCCATTAATACTAATTTTTGCTCTTTCGTTCCGATAAATGGACGGATATAGTCTGTGTACTGCTCGGGAATGCGTCCACTCAGTGCAATTTCTATAAACCCCGCCCAACGTTGGTCCTCCTTGCCTCTTAGCACGGCTTGTAGTAAGCGCTTATTACAGCCGTACCATTCACCTACNGTGCGCCCATAGTACCAAGGAAAAGGGTCGTTCTCATNCATTTTGATTTGATGATTGAAAAAAGAACCGCGCTTAGATACGCACGCGCGTCCACGGCATCTTTGCGGCAAACTGTTGTAATTTGAAATAAGTGAATTGTGGTGTTTTACGATATATTTTACCATCGAATTCGTCTAAGCTCTTCATAATGTACGGTTGCAAACATGTGTGTGTGCGGTTGCGAAGTCGATGTTCGCAACTTGGCTTCGAATGATTGAAGCANGTCAGGTAGTTCGTCNGCATTTTGAAANCCCAGGTTTATGCTGCGCACTGCTCTTGACAATTTGTAAAACGCGTCCTCCATTACTCTTGAGCGCGNAAAAGTGGGTGCAAGCCCAATCGCGTCATGCNGCAAAAACGGACNGCTGTCTTTATATTTGGTTTGCCATAACGCAAAATGCGATTTCCTCATATTGGTCAGCTTGTTTCGTTTCAGGTGGTCGAGCGGGCGAGCACTGGGTTTCTCGTGCGCCTGCTCGAGTTTGGGCGCGAGGCGTTCATTCCGTTCACCGAGGCGCGCGGCAACCTAGTGCGCGGACAGTCGGACGTCGGTGTGATTATCAAGATGGACATTGAGTGCGGCTATGTGGATGTGACGCAGAAGGGGGTTGCGCAGCCAGATGAAATTCTGTTGAACGTGTAAGAGTGGAATGGATGATGGGACGAGAAGTAAGACGTCGATGGACCGTATACCGGTCATTTTTGTGATTGACATCGACGGGACGCTCATCGGGCGCGTGGACTTTCAGTCGCAACGATACTCGCTCCAGCAACTCCTCAAGAAGCACGGCTATCGGACGCCAACGAATTTGCCAGAGGCCTTCAAGCCAGGGCACGGTCTCGTGCGGCCGTTCGTAAAAGACTTCATGCGCGCTGTAAAGCAAATCACGGATGGTAACTGCTATTTCTTCATTTACACGGCGAGCGAGCGCAAGTGGGCGGTGCAAGAGATAGCGTGGATAGAGAAGGCTCACGGCATTCAGTTTGACCGCCCTCTCTTTTGCCGTGACGATTGCCTGGTAGACCCGCAGGGCACGTACCGGAAGTCGCTTAAGCGCATTTGGCCTCGCATTACGCGCGTAGTGGGGAAACACCACGTGCTCACCACAAAAGAAAAAGACTTGATGATGCATCGCCGCACGGTCATGATAGACAACAATGCGGTGTATGTCGACCACACGGACCGGTTGCTATTGTGCCCAGATTACTCATACATGGTGTTCGAAAACTTGCTAGACACTCTTCCGGACAATGCATGGGAGCATCCGACTGTCCGCCAACACGTCATGGGAATGATGAGCAACATGGTGAACGAAGGCTTGGTGTGCCCGGTGACGCCGAATGCGCCGATGATGGAGCGCATGGTGCACGGCTACAAGTGGCTCGCGGCCAAGTGTGCGACGATAATGGAGTATAACAAGCCGTTTCAACACGACACATTTTGGATGTTGTTGCGCAAGTTAATTATTAAGAACAATATTAAGGACTTCCCATCGAGTGTTGTAACACAGCTCCAGCAACTGATATGGAAGCGGTACACGCCAAAGACGCAGGCAACTCCGCGGTCGCACCGGCCGCACAGGGCCCCGTCTACGTAGCATTTGACATCGGCCTCAAGAATCTCGCGGCTTGTGCTATCGATGGCACGGGCGCGATTTACGCATGGCGGCGCATGCCTTTGATGGACGAGGCGCGCAAAACCAAGCCCGCGCAAGACGTGCTCATGGAGGCTCTGTTCGAACATTTGGACGAGCTAGTTGAAGAGCTGGATAAGCGCAACCTTATCGTGCTAATAGAGAACCAGCCATCGCGCATAAATGGCGGCATGAAGACGATTCAGGTGTGGATTCAGACGTACTTTGCCTTGCGGCGGCATTGGGGAGAGAGCGTGCTGAGCGTCCATCTGGTCAGCCCGTCGCAAAAGCTGGTGGGCCACACGCACGCTACAACTGGTGCACAAGGCACGGGCTACAAGTTCAATAAGACAGCTGCCATCGTGCTCACGCGCGCGTACTTTGCAGAGAGCGCGGACTCCAAGTGGTTTGCGGAATTCAACGCTTGTAAGAAAAAGGATGACCTCGCCGATGCGCTCTTGCACGCGGTTGCGTGGATGCGGAGGCAGGGAGTTATGGTTGAAGTGGTGGCTTGAGGGACTGCTTCGTGTGTGGACTTTGCGCGCGAGTGTTTGTTGTTTTTCGTTGCTTGTGTATGCTGCATCGCTTTGCTTGGGTTGCACAGCTAGCTAAAATCAAGGTCGGACCACCAAAAAACGTGTTACATGGAAGGCCCACGATGTTATTACTGGGATTTTAAGGGGTCCAAGTTTCCCCAAGTTTTCAAAGTGTGAAAGTTAAGAACGGCAAGTCTCTCGGAACGTTAAAAAAGTAGCATCCAACAAAATAATCCATAGAAGTTGCGGATTTCCGTTTTCGACGCAACTAGAATCTCAAACCAATAAAACACGGCGTGAAAAAGTAGCAAGCACGCAACCTCTCGGAATTTGGGTTCTCAGAGCCCTTACGGTAGTGGTCTTGTTTTCGGAGGTCCGTCCACCCTAAATTCAAGGTCGGACCCCTAAAAAGGCCCTAAAAACGTGTTACTGGGAGGGCCCACGATGTTGTTACTGGGATTTTCGGGGGTCC